AATAAAGATTTTAATGAAAATAATACTTCTAATTTTATGTTAACTGTTTGGTTCTATGTTGATAATTGGGGAAACGCTATTTCTAATGAAAAAAATATTCTTTATGTTTCTACCAAAGCTAACTCAAAAACTGTTCCAGAATTACAAAATAATTTAATTGGTATGAGTTCATCACATGAAGCACTATCTACNGAACCCGTNCCTTTCAAAAATTTAAGCATTGGTTTAGATAAATATGAAAATAACTTATTTTTAGATATTGAAACATACTCAGAAAAAGATGGTTCTGCTGGAAACAAAACAACATTTACCAGATATTTAATTAAAAACATTCCAATTCAAAAATGGAATTGTTTAACTTTATCTGTTGATACAAAAACATTTGATGTTTATCTGGATGGTAAATTAAGAAATTCATTTATTTTACACGGAATCTACAGAAATAAAATGGAAAATAACAAACGCAAAAATATCTACATTGGAAATTTAGGTGGTTCAAATAATGGATTTGAAGGTTTCATAACTAGAATAAGATATCAACCTAATGCTGTAAACCCTCAAGAAGCATATAACATTTACAAAGAAGGAATTAGTGCTTCTCTCGCCAAATCTATTTACAATAAATATGGATTGAAAGTGAGTTTCCTCGAGTATGATACAGAGAGAGGCTCTTTTACTATCTAACCATAATGGTAACAATTTTTTAAACATATTTTAAAAAAATTGTTATGATAAAAATATATTCCAAAAAAGAAACCATTTAAAGATAAAATATAATTTATTATAATGAAGTATAAAATTTATATGTTTTATTGTGAAAATTGGTTTGAAGAAAATGGCTGTAAAAGTATTTATATAGGAAGTAGTAAAAATGTATGGCAAAGAATGCATCATCATAGAGATGCTTTAGAAAATATTAATAGTAAAAGTAAAAATTTACCTCTATATAAATGTATGCGAGAGAATGGTGGATATGATAACTGGCAGGTAATAATTTTAGATGAAATATTTTGTAATAATTTGAGAGAAGCAGAAGAAGTAGAACAAAAATACATAGATTTATTTAAATCTGATTTAAATGGTAAAAGAGCATTTTTATCAGATGAAGAGAGAATAAAAAAAAAATTAGAAATAACACAAAATTGGAGAGAAGATAATGAAATACATATAAAAAATTATAACAAAAATTATCATCAAAAAACATATGAAAATAAAAAAGAAATTTTAATAGAGAGAGTAAAAAATTATGCTTTAAATAATCCAGATAAAATTTTAGAAAGAAGAAGAAAAAAACAAACTTGTAGTTGTGGTGCAACATTTAATCACTTTCAACAGCAACGTCACTTTAGAACAGAAAAACATAAAAATTGGTTAAAATGCCAGGAAGTTTAGAGAGATTTTAAAGTAATTATCATTATTGTTTCAAAAAAAATTATAAAATTATAATATAAATATAATAATAATGGATAACGTTAATGATTTATTAGGTAAAGCAAAAAAAAATATTGTAGCTTTTACTCCCTATGGAACTGAAAAATTTTTTTCCTCAGGAAGCGAATTCTTAAATTCCAATACTTTAATTGCAAAAGCAACTTTCTTATTGCTTATTATTATTTTATTTGTATTTTTATTTTATGTATTTAGTAGAATTATTATTTTCTTTTTAACTCCACCTGAAAATCCTTTTATTATTAAAGGTATGAAAGATGCTACACAATCTATGACTATTCCACAAACATTCGCTGATAAAAATTCAGTTCCAATTTATAGAAGCAAAAATGAATATGATGGTACTGAATTTACTTACGCATTTTGGATGTATGTAAATGATTTAACATACAATGAAAATAAAGACTTTAAACATGTTTTCCATAAAGGTTCTTCCACACAATCTGATGATACTTTAGATGGAGTATATGGACCTAATAATGCTCCCGGAGTTTATTTATATACTGGCAAAAAAAATGTTTCTGATAATTTATTAGAAAAATACCCTGTATTAGGAATGTTAATTAGAATGAATGTATTCCATGATAACGATAACAAAACTAATCCTTATAAATATTATGATGATATTTATGTTGATGGTATCCCTATTAAAAAATGGGTTTGTGTTGTTATTAGAGTAACTGGACAAAATATAGTTGATGTTTATGTAAATGGAACTTTAACAAAAAGACATAAATTAACTAATATTGTTAAACAAAATTATGATAATATTTATATTAATCTTAATGGTGGATTCGGAGGCAATCTTTCTAATTTAAGATACTATAATTATGCAATTGGAACATTTGAAATATATAGAATTACATCAGAAGGACCTGATTTAACTATTGCAGAAAATACAAGTATTCAAAAATCCAAACCTTATTATTTATCTTCACAATGGTATTTTGATAATACTGATCCTTTAACTAATTAAAATTAAATACATAAAGAAACAAAATTATTTATTATTGATTAATATATAATTAATAATAAATATGGTATATACTAATATTGTAGATGCATCTAGAACTCATTTTATATTATTTTCTTCAAATTATAATGATGATTTAAGTTTTATTGGAACAAAAATCAATATTAAAACTTATATTCCGAGAGAAATAGCAACAGATAGTAACTACTATCAATTTGGTAGCTCAGTATTTAATGAAACCGATTTTTCAAGTGAAGTATTTAAAAACAGAGTTATTTTTTCTGCTAAAATTAATGATGATGATAAACGTTCTTTTACACTTTTAACACAACAAAATTTATTTCATAATATTAAATTTATTCAAAAAGATAATGATTTTAATAAACCTAGAGTATTATTTACAAAATATAATGTCACTAACAATATTACTAACAATAATCAATATTTATTCAATTCTATAGATAATGTAACTGATCTATCACTTGTTAATATTACTGATATCTCTCTCAACATTAATAATACTGATAATGAAGTTATTGGAATTAATGATTCTACATATTTAAATTTAACTAGATTATCCTACTTTTTTAATATTTATAAACCATTTGTTAATAGTGACTACTTTAAATTCAAATTTTCTGATTTTATAGATTTGAGTTTTATATTACAAAACAATTCCAATATTGCTGAAATTTCTAATAATTTATTACAAATTAATGCTAAAAATATTAATTTAAATAACAATTTTGCTTCTAACAATTTAATTAATTATGATGAAAATAATTTCACTAATTTATTCAATTTTGATTATTATGGTCCAATACATACTGATTTATCTGCTATGGATGTATCTACTCTTTTTCCTTTTCAATTTAATGAAAATAATAAATATAACTTTGATAATATTCTTTTATACAATAAAATTGATAATATTTCTACTATTCAATATAATTTAAATTATCCTAATTTTTCATCAACTTCTGATACTATCGACTCATATACTGATATTTGTATTAATTTTATTGTTTCAAAAGGTTTTGATTATTTTTTAAAAAACTATGGAAAAATTTATTTAACCAGTGATTTTACTTATTTAAATTCTAGAATCTTAGATTTTAATAATAATTTTTATTCAACTAATACTATTAATTCATCTGGATTAGATAACTCTATGATATATTTATCATTAGGTAATGCTATTACAGGTATCACTCAAAAAAATTTATATACAAATATGAAACTTGATATTCAATCAGAAGAAGTAACAACAGATACTCAAAGTTTCAAAAAATTAGGTAATTTAAATAAAATATATTTTAGTAGTTCTGTTAATTCTATTAATGTCGCTAATACACTTAAAAATAGAAATTATTTATTAGAAGAAAACTATGATTACAATTATACTAACATACTTTATAATAATATTCAAGAATCAAATAAAAAAAATCTTGATTTTAATTTACTAGATTTTTATCATAATTATAATTCTGATTTTTCACAAAATATTTATAATCATCGTTTTAACTCATTAGGTTTACTTAATAATGAAATTAGTAGCAATAAATTTGATGTTAGTTATGTTAACACTAATAATCAATTTTTTATAACAAATAGAACCGATATTTCTTATTTAGATATAGAAAATAAATTTAGCTTCAATAGTATATCTGTTAATTCCTCTAATGCAAATACTACTTTATTTAATCAACCAATTACTAATAATTCTTTAAATTATGACTTTAGATTCAACTATGATACCACATTTGACGTTGATATATTTTTCACCTTAAATTATAATTACGGCTCTAGTATAGATGATTTATCTTTTGAAACTTTAAATGATTATTCATCTAGATTATTACTTAATTTTCATAAAATTATTTTAACAAGTAATTTTGTAACTCCTGCTGGAAGTGATTTCACTAATGTCGATTGTGTTTTCATTTATTATGATCCATACGATGATAATACTCCAGAAGAATTTAGATATCCATACAATAATATTGAAATTAGTAATAATCCTAGTATTGATACATTATCTAGAGCAATTGAATTATTACCTGGCGCTAACACATCTGTTACTAATACTACATTTATTCCTGCTAGAAATGGTAGTAACTTATCTAGAAAAAAAATTCAAGGATTAATTGGATTAAATGATGTTCCCGCACTTTTATCAATAGAACCTTATGATGAAAATTTTATTGTTGGTAGAGGATTTTTAAATCAATATCAAATTGAAGAAGAATGTAAAACTGATACTCAAAGAGTTGAAGATAAATTAAATTCACAAAAACATATTTCTGTTAAAAATCCTTTAGTTAATAATTCAAATACAAATAGAGTTCCTAGAACAAGAAATTTTGCTAATATTGTTAGAAATAGAAGACAAAATCAAAATTTATCTACTGCAGAAACTTGTGAAACTGATCCAGCAACTATACAAAATTATACTACTCCTTTTACAAATCCTTTATGGAGAAGAAGATAAAAAACCATAAATATTTTTTTAAAATTGATAAAATATTTATGTAAAAAGTTTTAAGATAAAACATATATTAATATTAAATGACATCTTCAAATGAAGATGAACCACCTAAAAAAATACCCATGAAGTTTAAATTGTTTAAACTATATGATTTTAATGTATATGATGGCTTTAGTAAACAAACTGATTTTGATAAATCTAATTTTCAACCATATAAAGATAATAAAAAATTTATAATTCAAATGTTCGGTATTAATTCTTCTGGACAAACCGGTTCAATCTTAGTAGAAGATTTTAATCCATTCTTTTA